TTTCCATTACTTGACTCCCATAATTTTTGAGCATTGTGGAAATGCTCTATCAAATCCTTGTCTTGATACAAGCATCTGTGCGCGTTTATATTGTTCACGCACAGAAGCTCGTGCTGGGTCGCCAGACCCACCTACCCATTCCCAAGAGCGTTTATCGAATTGAAACAAGCCCCTATACTTGCCTGTTCGATTAACAGCTGCTGGATTTAATGACGACTCACAAACGGCTATTTTCCGGTAATCGTTTGGTAGTAGCTCAACGTCATCAAAATATGGGTTCATTAAAAGTATCTCTAAAATTGTTCTGTCTTCCAATCTGCAGCTGCCGTTTCAGCCTGTTCGTGGCTTGACGGAAGTCTAGAAGCGTTTAACCAAGCACTAAGGTTATCTGCCAATTGTTGTTGATTGTCTAATTGGTTTTTAACGATTGTGTATGGTGCGAATTCTAGCTTAGAAAACTCCTGTTCCTTACTTAGGAATTGCAGATATTTCAGTAGTTTCTCTTTGTCCCAGTCAGTATAGATACGTTTACAGAGACTATGCAAGAAGTTTATTTGCTTTTCTGTAGCAACTCTATAAGACCCAAAATAGCCCATTTCTAAGCCTTGTCCTTGTCCAGATACGTGACTGGGGGTTTCTTGGCTAATTTTGCCCTCTACGGCCTTTGTAGGGCTATCTAATGGGGTCTGCCAAGGGTCGTTTTCTGGTTTCATATTACGTTGCACTTCCTCTCTGCTAGCAATACCTTTAGTAACAGCAATTCCTAGGGCAGCTATTGCGCGACCCCAAGCCGACGTTTCCAATACCATAAGTTCAGAACCTCTAGCAAAACCTTTCGCAGGAACACGTTCCCAAGCCCAACCTGTTGAGTGATTTAATTGCTCTCTATCTGGGTAAGCAAAGGCTTCACCATAAATAAAGGTTTCGCCATTAAATTCCAACACGCCTCGATATTGAAAGCGTAATACTCCGTTTGGGTATTTATCGTAAAACATTTGTATTCTGTCTTTAACTTCAATGTAGTTCTTTAGATAATCCATTTAATTAACTCCTATAAATAGTCCTTGAAATTCTTGCAATTGCGCTAGCTTGTTTTCACAATCACATTCCTTGAACGTGCATTGGGTTTTGTGATAAAAATACATTTTGTGATAAGCATCAGCTATTAGTTCTGATATTGGATACCAGACTTTATCCATACTGCCCCTCTCGTTAAAACGAGATTAAGGCAAAGGTGCGTCAAAACACAGCATTGAATTATAACAATTTGATAACGGCTTTAACGCCAGAGTTCACCCTCGGCTATAAAAGAGCCGTCTTTGTTAAATGAAACAAGTTCGGGTTTAACTTGTCCGTCCTGTTCGTACACAATTCCAAAACCTGCCGACCAATTCGCTATATTTTCTTTCAAATAACTCATTTTTTTAATATCGCAAAGATGCCCAACTTCAACACCTGTAAGTGTAGTTTGATTGCCCCCAAAGCCGTATGACTGACGCAGGATTCCTTGACGATGCGTATGCGAGCAAATAACGGACTTATTAGTTTTTATAGCTAAATTGAGAGCTGTAGCCCCAGCTTGGCTAAAAAGGCGATTTTCATCTCCGTGAGCCAAAAGCCAGCCTTTAGTAAATTCTTTTAATGACCTGTTGTATGTGATGTTTATGTCTTTGTCGTTGTAACCTAAAAGGTTTTCTATTTTGATTGCATCTATGACAGAAAACGCTGGTGCAAATTTTGATATGTAACGTTCTATTCTAGCTGTGTGATTACTGCGTTGCATTATGAAAGGCTTACTGCGTCCAATAGCACTACGGAATTCTTTGAGTAAGCCCTTCAAACCAATTATATTCTTTTGTAACGAACCTTCAAACTCCAGGCTTGTTCCACGTGCATAAGTTGATATTGTCTGTGCATCAAGCTCATCTCCGACACACAATAATTTATCTGGTTTAACGTAATCTATGTAATCAAGTAAAGATTCAACGTATTGCTTTTTAATGTATGGGTATTGCAAGTCTGAGATTACGACGTAACGTTTAATAGTTACCTCTTTCGTGTAGGTTTCTTACCTAACTGTGAGTTAATACTATCTATAGTACTACGAATTTTAACAACATCTAACTGTAGGCGTGTCACTTTATCGTTTAATGAACTACCACCATTAGGAAACAATTGTGACTTCATTTTAATAATTTCTGCAGTTGCTTTAATAACCAAAACAAGGATAGTAATAAGCAAACCAATAACGCCAACAAGTTCACCAATCATTGTCCGTCATACCAATTAGGGTCATAAAAATCGTCGTCTTCATCTTCATCAGGAGCAAGAGTAAATTGATATTTTTCAGCTGCATAGTTAATCATTCCAAATACTGAATGTTGTGGCATATCTTCGTTGGCCATAATCTTTATTGTTTTCTTTTTGCCATCAAAGACTTCTAAAAGTGCAACAAATCCAACTATTAGTTTTCCGTCTTCGTGTGCTTTGTTTATTACTTTTACTAGCTCTGAGGCCATTACGTCTGGTAGTTCTATTGTTTGCTTTTTTGATTTTGGTTTGCTCATATTCCAAATACCTTTCCGTTGAGGTCGCCTGCTTGTGTAAAGGATATATGCAAATGTGATACGTGAGGGTTAGACCCTTTGTAGACACGCCAAGCCCAATTTTGTCGTGGTGAAGCTATACGATGTTGATGGATAATGTAACTGATTCTTTTGTCGCCTTTAAGTGCAATTGTCTTAATTTGCTCAGCAAGTAACCAAGACTCTTTGCTAGAGCCTTTAACAAGGTCTGAATCAATATCTATGGCACGTACCCAACCATTCTTATCTGGGTTATGGTCTGACTTGCGTGCGTTGTGTGCTGTGTCGCCTATCCAGCCGTCTGAGCGTTTATCTCGCTTAGGATACTTGGCGTTTATTTCCGAGCGTAATTGCTCAGCTGCTTTACTTAATCTTGGTTTTACGCGCATTAGGGTTCATAGCTCCCATAGAAGCAGCTACAACAGCACCTAATACAGCTCTGTAATCAAGGGCAAAGTCTGTTGCTTGCCAAGCTGCTAGGAAAGCAATTGCAGCTAGTGATACTTGTTTGTGGTTAAAGGATTGCATCTAATTCTTCTTTTGTTAGTCCTGCTATTTCACCAAGTTTTTTAATTGCTGAATCGCGTGCATCTTGCTTGGCTTTATACTCGGCTTCAAGTAGGCGTTCTGATTCTACTAATGCTTCTCTATCAGACAGAAAATCGGCTTTTGCTTGACCTGTTAATTCAATTCTTGCATTATCTATACCTACAAATATTTTTTCAGTTGCCATTGTCATAACTCCTATTTGTTGTAACCATAAACAGATAATGTGCCTGTAAAGTTATTTGTTGCAAAAATGGTAAAACCTGTATAAGAAGTAGATAGAGTGTGCCTTGTTCCTAAAGTCAAAAGTGCTTGGTCATCTCCTAAACACTCTGCTATCATCAAAGTTTGCGTTGCCAAAAATGGTGAGTTAATTTCAGCAAGAGTCATATTGTGGTCAGTTGCACCACCAAGAGAAAATGCACCAGATGTTTGACTTAACGATTGTGAAAAAGCAAATGTACCAGAAACACCGAGTATTTGAGTTCTATCGTAATTTGCAGCAGTAACGTCAGTACCAGCGACTCTTAATCTAAAAAAGATTTGTGCGTCAATCGCTGTAGTTCTTAATACAATTTTGTAGTGGTCATAAGTTGCACTAAATACATCATTAAAACTTTGACTAGATACTCCACTAAAACTAGTGGTGTTTAAGAGTACAAGTCCTGCTTTTTTAGTACCCAAAGCATTGTTAAGAGAGGTGTCAATAGAAGACCCAAGAGTGCGAATAGCAGAAGCACCATCTTTAACAAGTGAGGTATCATCTGGGGTAGTCCAGCCATAATTGGTCGTAGTTGCCATTGTTCTAGTTTATCCTTTTCTTAAGCGACGTCAAGCCACGTCAAGTCATTAGGCAGGTTTTGCCATTGGGTTAATGGGTTGTAGTCTTCCCATTGTACATCAAGAGAGCTGTAAATTGAGTTAGAAATTGCTAAATCTAAATCAAGGCTATTCTTTGATAATGTCCAAGTCCAACCCTCAACAAAGCCCTCAAATACACCTGAGGTAATAATGCCAGTTGGAATGTTAGTTATAGCTACAAGTGTGTCCATTGAAACACCAAGGAATGAATTACGTACAGCATCAGTTATGTTTGAGTTAGATAGGTTTAAGGAAACAGAGTCTAAAGACACTTTAGGTAAACCTCTAAGGGCAACTGTTCTAGCAGCTTGTTCTTGGGCATCAAGTTGTTCAGCCAAAATGGTTGGCACAATTTGTTGTAACAAACCATAAGTATCTATGCTTGTGTCATTCTCAGCAGCTTCTTCGGCAACTGGGTCATTGTATTGAATTACTACGCTGTTGATAATGTCAGCTGTTTGTAAACGTGTGGTAAAACCTGCGCTTGAAAGAATGTCAGCGTCAACGGCTATAGTGTTAGTTCCATAGTTAGTTGAACGTCTCTCAGCATCTGCATAACCGATTAAACCGTCCCCAGTTTCATAGAGGTAGCCCAATCCTGTTGTAGCTGTAACATCTGTTAATTCATTAGCTTGTTCAACTTGTGCTGAACGTGCTAGCACTTCGTAGCGTCCGTTGTCAATAACGTCTATGCCTTGAACGCCGTAATCTTCCCAAGTCTCTAGTGCAGGTAAATCGTTCCAAGTAGTTATGTTACTTAAATCTTCCCAAGCTGTATAAAGTGTTTCTTCAAGTATTCGTTCAATACGTTGACCATCAAATTCTTGTGGATATGCAACAGCACCTGCGTAACGTTTAACAAGTAAACCAAGTACACCTATTGCTTGTACTTGTACTGTGTTTGCGTATTGGTCATTAGCCCCAGCACCTTCAAGAGTGTTTTGAACACTTGAAACTTCACCTGTAAACAAATCAATAAACACGTTATTGGTGTCTTTAACTTGTATGTTAACTATGTCTAACAGTTCAATTGCTGGGCTTGTACCAGATAAGTTAATTAGTTCAAGGTTGCAATAACTAGGTAAAGTTGGTTCAAAAAAATCGTTTCTACCTGTTGTGATAGTTGCGTTACTTAAAACCTCATTAGTGTATTCAACACCAGCAATACGTATCTTAAATGTGGGTGTGTAAATCGTCATTGGTTATCTAAACCCAAAGTTAAATGGCTTTATTCCTGTCGTCTTTA